AGCGGGAAGGTTGTTTATTGGGGTGTTTGACCCGTAAATAGTGTTAGTGGTTATTTTAGATATTTCCTCTAAACACTCACTGAACAAATTGACCAACTCTTCCCCGCTATTCTGAATTTTAATAGTAGCAGCAGTAGTGATCTCTATGTTACCATCAGGGAGTAATTTCACACTACTTCCACTTTCAGAAGTAATATCTACACTTTTATCAGGGCGTTGTATAATACTTGATAAAGGAACACCTTGTTGGTCACGGAATTGTAACTCTACGTTCTCTGTGGAGGCGTTGACGCTATTGTTTTTACTTTTTAAACCTAGGATAGCTATTGCATCTGAATAATCGTTAAAACGTACCGTAGAGCTTAATGAGGGTGCTTGTGAAGTGCTCCACCATGTATCAAAGTTTCTAGATGACATAACCAAAAGGACTTCATCACCTACATTCACGGGGAAGGTTAATACACCTCCTCCACTCCCTGTTTGGATAAGAGGACATTGAATATAAGAATGTTCTTGAGATTCCCCTGATGTGTAAGCTTCGTACATCACTGGTTGACACAGGACTCTTTGTGTTGTAGCATCATAACTCACCACTGTTGCAGGGAGAGCTGAGTACATTTGAGCCTCATAGTTGTCAATGTGAGATACGATAGCTTCATTAAAACTATCTATATCCGTATTCATATATTATAACCTTATTATCATTA